ATCATCCCGCTCTTTCAGTTCTTCATCGGTTTTGGTTTTGTCATAGTAATCCTGCTCGAGCTTGTTTATGTGTTCCAGCATTGCCGTGCCTACACGGGTGGCTGTGTTCTGTTTGTTTGTTTTTTCGTCGCGGATCTGGATGGCCAGTTGCTTTAATTCTTCGAATGTTTTTGTTGCCATATTTCTGAGTTTTTTACGAAGTAAACTTACCGAGTTATTCTACAAAAAGACATTAATAAGAATACCTGTTCTTATTTTTCCAATGTGAACCCCAAAGACGGTTTCTCAACGATGTTCCTCTTACTCTTTCGTTGTATTGGATGGCGTCAACGATTAATCCACAGAATTCTTCTGAATACATGAAGGCCATCTGTTCTTTTAATACCATAACTGAGGCATAATATGGACGTGAGAACCATTCTCGAGGATACCTTGTTTCACCTGAAGTATATCCACCTCCCCAACCTGGGCCTCTTTTACGTGGGACATCCAGTCTGTTTTCGACACGATAGCTGTAATTCAACACATCAAGATAACCTTGATTACCTTTTTTATATCCGACTCCGGTACCACAATCTTGGTATATGCCGTATTCCATGAATTTGTGCTGTATGGTTGCAAAGTCGGTTGATCCAGCTACGTTTTCAGTGATTTGCCGATGTAAAGTATAGGTATCTATTACGTGCAATCGTTCTATTTTCTCACGCCAAATGTTTACCATCATCTCCGACCAGGCGTTCATGTATTTTAAACGGTCTTCAGGAGTCGCATTTTCTGCCATTTGCCGTTTCTTCTCTGAATCAAGGCTGTGCCACCCTGTATTCATTCCATGCCATCCTCTAGCCATTCCACTCGTCCTCCTTATAACATAAATCTGTGGGTTCGGTCAGTTCGACCATAAAGTATAAGCCGGTACATCCGGAAATAAAGTATTCACCCAGCTCACGGGTGTAGATGCGGGATACATTCAGGAAGGATAAGTCCAGGTCTTCGTAGATGTATTTGTCACGGATCATGCGGGAATGGAACTGTCTGAATATCTGCCGGCAAATGTCCAGCTTTGCCGCACGCTCGGTCATGTCGTCGTAGCGATAACGAATCAGGAGGAATACCGTGAAGGTGCGCTTCTTGAACCAGCCGCCTCCGATTTGTTCGGTGGCTGCGTCGTTGGTATCATCGACGCAGACGAAAGCGGATTGTTTCCGGAAATTGTCGAGTACATCCTGGAGTGAATTGATTCCGCTGCAGGAACATGGAAAGAATGAGTTGGCTTTGGCCAGCTTGTTCTTCTCGGTCAGCTCTTTAAAGTAGGCGTGGCCATCAAAGAATTTACTTGTGTCCATTTTGTTTTGATTTTAGAATTTGAATATCGTGTGCTTTGGCGTCCAGCTCGGTCAGGGCCCGCCAGCAGTCCATCTGAAGGACTTCCTTTTCTTTTGTCACGTCACCGCCGGTCAGTGCCCGGATTTGGGCGTTCATCGCGCCCATCAGGTCGGGCAGTTCCGGCTGATTAGCGTCGGTCCTCTGGTGGAACGGCTGGAAGAAATGGGGAAAAAGGGAAGCGAAGTACAGTTTGATGCTGCCCCACCAGAGGAATACGGAAACCAGTTCGTATTCCTTGATGCGGGAAAAGGCGGTTTTCAGTGAGCCTCTAGCACCCGGCTTCTTTTTGTAAAGGAAACCATATAGGGCTTTGAGCTGGGAAACGTCCTGCGAATACAGGTAGCCCTGGTAGTGGTTTTCACAACAAAGGTAATCTTCGAAGCTCAGGCCGTGCAGCATTGCATCGATGGCATACCGACCGCCTATTCTGTCCAGCCGGACGGGATAAGCGTTGGGCTCGGAGATGAAATCAATCTGCCGGAGGAAACTGCGCACCTGCCAGTCCTGAAGGATGAACCTCAGTTTCTTGCGCCAGTTCAGGCGGAAGGTGCAGAGCCATCCTCCTTTCACTCGCTTCCGGACACGGATTCCGGTGAAGCGCATGAAGACGTAAGTCTTAGCCTTGACCGGAGAAAACAGGGTGATGACCAGGAATACGTAACGAAGCTGCTTCTGGTTGAGCTGCTGCCAGGAAATGGGGAACCGGAAGTCGAGGATTCTACCCCCAAAAGTATGTGGAATCATCTTTTTCATTCTGATAAGTCTGGAAATGTTTGACTTTGTAGGCCTCGGAGTCCTTGTAGCTGGTGAATACCTCTACTTTGGATTCCGCGTAGTTCTCGATGCGTTCCAGCATGCTCTTTGCTGCCGACCAGTTCTTTGCGATGCAGAAGCCGATGAACTTGCACATGTAGTCGGCCATGGCAGACTCTTCTTTGGTGAACGCATTGTGCCGGGCCTGTTCGAGGATGTGGTCGAAGAACTCGGCCGACACGTGCTGCCGTATCTTTTCTTCTGCTTGGTACATCTTTGTCCGGAACTCGAGCAGCTTGGAGCGATGTACATCTGCTGAAGGAAAATCAACGTACATCTTCAGTTGTTTGGCTGTATACATCAGGTTCGGGATGTTGATACGGGCCTGTGCCGTATCTGCCCAGCTGGTACCGACCAGCAGCTCCAGGCATCGGTCGTAGGTATCTTCGGCTGCGTTGGTGACTTGCTGCAGCAGGTTCTTCACTCTGTCGGCCGAAGCCGGGGCCAGATTCTGGTTAGACACCACACCGAAGCCGGTGGGAGTCAGTACCAGGTCGAGTTGTGGTATCTGCTCCTGATAGGTACGCAGACAAACCAGCTTTGTGACCGCCTGCTCGAGTCCGGGAACAGTATCTAATTTGTCTGCTATGTCACCCAGCAGCACGCGGTTGATGCTTTGAAGCGTGTCGTCCAGGTGAGGAGCAATCATATCATACACCTCTGCCGTAGAATGGGTGGCAGAGGAACAAATCTTCTCGAAAATCTCTTGTGAAAATGTGATAGCCATATTGATTCGTTTTAGGATTTGTTTTCAAGGTCTGAAGCTGTCTTCTGTTTGGCATCGGTGTTCTGGTCAAGGGTGGTGAGCAGTACCATGGGCACATCCGGATACACTTTCTCACTCCATCCGTTGTACTCGATGACGATGTTATGCGGGATGTTCATCAGGTCGTGGAAAGGAATCTCCAATGCCTGCTTGAGCGTGAACAGCTCGCGCTTGTCTGAACCGGAGTTGTTACTCTGTCCCTTGCCTGGTGTGGCACCTACCAGGTTGGGATGGATGTTGTCGCCGTAGCAGGTGATATTGCTGGCTTCCTGGATGTCTTCGCTCCAGTCGCCGCCTTCTTTGCCGGTCTCTACCACATTGATGCGTACCATCCGGACTTCACGGCCATTCGGGTCGATGTAGTATCCGGTTATCCAAACCTTGCCGCTGTTTTCGATTCCGGAAACAAAGTTCTTGATGTTTTCTTTCTCCTTTTTGATACGCTCCATCTTCTTCAGCGGGTCGGTAATATGCTCTTCCGCACAGATGTTACTCCAGTAGTCCTTGTGTACTTCGACCTGGTACTTTACGCTGGCATGGTTGCGGAGTTTCGCTTTCTTTCCTTTCCCAATCAGTCGCTTGATGTCGTACCAGTCGCCCCGGAAAATGCTGGTGTAGTAGGGGATGGGGTAATACTGGAAGCCGGGGGTGGGGAAGCGCACAAGGATAGCGAATTTACGGTCATCAGTACGGACTCTTGTTTCGCCATCGCGTCCAGGTTCACGCCCCATAAGTACCATCAGGTCGCCCAGCGGGTCGCGCGGATCCAGCAGGCGGATGACTTCGTAGTCTTCCGGACGAAGTGAAGCGTTTTCGCGGAAATTGGCATAAATCACGTGATTGATTTTGCCCTTTCTGGCCTGTTGGAAACGGCAGTAGCAGGCCTCTTTGTGAATGAGCCGGTTGATTCTTTTGCCGTCCCTGGAAAGAATGATGACCGACACACAGAAAAAGAAATACTTCATGTCTGTAGCCTGCTCGAGCTGGAACAGTGGCAGGCTGTTGTGAATCAGCCAGCGCTTGATTTCGGGATGGGTTGTCGGCTGTCTGGTGTCTACGTCCATGTACTTCAGTCCGGCACCGTAACAGGTGATGACGTTGAACAGCTTGTTCTGGCTCATCACTTCGTCGATGCCTATCATCTTGATGATATTAAACGGAAGCTGGTTGTCTTCACCGAAATTGACATACGCCATGCCTTTCCGGCCGGGAACAGGCGTAGTCTTTACATTTGCATCTTCATCGAATACCAGGCTGCTGTCTTCTACGGAAGCCATTTCGGTGGCTACGTTGGAAACCTCGATGTCGAATATCTCACCAGGCATAAAGTCGCCGTCGTATTGCTGGATTGTCTTGTCCATATTAAAGGTAAATTGTCATGTTGTTAATTTCGAAAAGGGATATGTCGCGGAAGGAACGGATTACGCCGGATGCCGGAAGGCGAACCCGATGGAGCCCCTGTCGCCAGTGCGAGCCGACGCACACCGCGCCTTTGTATTCCAGAATGTCACCTGTGCTGATCTTCCATAGCTTCAGGTTGCAGGGCTGCCCGGACTCGAGCAGCCTTAATGCGTCTTTGATATGTATTACGTTCATAAGCTTTAATTGTATGTGTCATCGAATGAGTCGTCGAAAATGTCCGGAAGCAGAAGGAGCCGCTGCTGGTACCGGGATGCGAAGATGTAGGAAACAGTGAAAGCAAACAGTCCGTCGTCTTCATCGCTCCGGCTGGTATTGCTTTCGGTGATGGTTATCGGAATGTCGCCGGATTCATCCATCAGCCAGACTTCGGTAGCCCTTGCCACATCGTCGGCCAGGTTGAACATGCCTTCGGGGATGTAGCCTGTATTGAGTGTGTGCTTGCGCTGCTCGTCTACGTAATAGTTCTTGTATTGCCCGGCGAAGTAAGCTGCACTCCGGGTCAGTTCCGGCTCTATCGTATCTCCGCCCACAAAGTAGAATGTCTCGACGCATCCGAACGAGTTCCGGAACTTCAGGCCGACGGATTCCGGTTCGTCCTGGTCTACGCGGAAGGTCTGCTTCCGGGCGCCGGTCAGGATGGTGTACCGCAACAGCCGGTAGCCGGACTGGGTAAATCGGGAAGGGGATACGTCTATGGAGCAGATACTGTAGTCGGCCACATTGCCCAGTGAACGGGTGGATTTGAGAAGCTGGTTCTGGTCGTTGACGAAGACACATTCTGCCGTCACTGGAATAGTTGTGCCGCCTGAAGACAAACTTCCGGTAGTAAGGTAGAGGGTTTCCGTGCGGCCAAAGGAGGTTATTTTGTCACGCCCGGCTAAGGTCGTCAGGAAATAGTTGGTCACGAAATCCACTGCGCTGCAGGGGATGATGGGACGGCATAACAGCACCGTGAAGGTCTTGCTGATGGTGGTTTCACTGGAAGCGGATACCTCGTAGCTGAACTGAAGCATCGGTGAACCGATAAGGTAAGGCTCCATGAGGGAAAACAAATCAAGAATGTGTATCTGGTTGTTGACATCCTGAGTATAGGTTTCTTGCAGAATGACCGTATTTGCTTGCTTCAGCACAAAGGTTACCCTTTTGTCTGCGCTGATTGTGAAGTTGTCCAGCTGTGAGGACAGGACGAAATCGGGTATATCTTGTGGAATAGTGAGCATAATTCTTTGTTTTTCTCAAAGATACCCGGCTCCGGAAAGGGGTAAAAAGACAAAAGGTGCAGCATCCTCACGACGCCACACCTCGATATAAATGTAGAAAAAATGTAATCATCTAAAAGCTTGCACAGTCTATCTGCGCTGCATCATCCATGCCGGTTTCCCTTCTGGATTAATTGCTATCTTAAAACCTATTTTGAGTAAGTTGAACGTTATATCGTTAATACTTATATCGACCATTTCACTCAACTCGTCTTGTATCTGTTGCGATGTCTTAAATACTGTATAATCTGTAACTTCCTTAGCTGGAAGCCATTGTTCGCAATATTGCTGAAGAACTAAAACATCAAAATTTACCGCTTCTTCCATTTGTCTCCTCCTTTCTGTCATTAAGGGCAATACCCATTATCTTGTATAAATCTTCGAACTCCTCTCTCTGGCACATGATGCTATCACAACCATTCATACATATCTGGAATTCTTCGATGAATAGCCCATTCTTATTGTAATAAGAAGTCTTCTGTACTCTGAAAACCGCTTTTTCTACATTGTCATCCATTATAAACCTCCTTTCTTGCAAAGTAAGATGGAATAGGCAAACCAGCAGAGGCAGGCAATGGCGGCCAGCCAATGGGTGAATACGGAACAGGTTAGGATACAGAAAGAAGCCAGTGCCTGGGAAATGAGCACAGTCTGGCGGTTGGAAACTTTCTCTTCCATGATGGAGGAGAATAATACATTTTCACGATTTAGCCATAACGATATACGGCTTTGTTTTGCCTGGTTTGCAGGCAGGGTAATTTGATTTTTCATTTTTGGTAAGCATTAAAATGAAACAATAAATAATTAAATTACGGAGAGGAAACAAAAAAGTTCCGCTCCCCGTTGCTTACCACCTGAAACAGGCTGTGGGTGCATTAACACTCCACACGGGACGGAACTTATACGATATAGTAAACCACAAGGCATAAAAAATGCCCGCAGCATAAAATGGCGAGCCATCTCGCCTGTTTCAAATGGTAAGCGTTGCAAATATGAGGATTTATTTTGGAATGGCAAAAGAAAAAGCGGAAACTTTTTTGAGGTTTCCGCTTTTTATAGAGCCTTTCAATCATTTCTCAGTACTTCCGAAGAAGTACTCCAGTACTACATAGGGAGTACTCCAGTACTTTCAGGGAAGTACTGCGGTACTGGTTAAGGAGTACTGAGTGTGATTAATTTTTCTTGTTATTCATAAATAGCAAAGCGTATCAATGAAATTAAAGATAGCCTAAAGTCTTATTGCTCTTGTTTCAGTTTCTCTAATCTCTTTTCATATTTTAGTTTGTTTGATTCTGAAAGTTTATTTTTTAGAGCATATTCAAGCATCCTTGTTTCATTTGATTTGTCATTTAACTTCCGATAGCATTGGATGATTCTGTTAATTAAGTTTAAAACAAACTTATCTTTATTGAAGTAAAAAAGATAAAGGTCAAGTGCTTCTTTATATTTTCCTTCCTTTTGGAGAGAATACGCTTTGTCCAGTTCTCCTTTTTCATTCTGTTTGTTGATGTAATATTCTACAGATTTTAGCCGTGATTCATATTCTGGAATGTATTCTTCTTTGCCTTCGTCTTTACATACTGCAATAATCTGCTGTATCAATTCTTTTTCTTTATCATAGGCTTTCATTTTACGATAGCAAAAGCAAGCCTGGTGTAAAGAATACAGTCCAGATTCATTTGCAGCGCATGACAAAAATATCTCAACGGCTTTTTCAGGCTCACTATATTTTAATTTTTCAGCAAGCTCCAAATCGGGGTTGGTTTCATGGGCAAGACTACGCTCGGTAGTAATCTTGACAGTTACTCCATTGCCTATGTATTGCCCTTCTTTAGATGTCATCTTCTGAACTTTTAAGTCATCATCCGGAACACGTGCATCAAAAGGCAGAAAAGCGTTGGCATATATAAATGGTACATCGTCATTAGTTACTTTAGATACGATACATTTATATATTTTGTCCTTATATGCAAAGAAGCACATGGAATACTTTTTCTCTACATAACCAATATGATGCCCATCGGAAGTTAATACCATCATTGCAAATGAGTCATAATCATTATATGCTTCATGAATTAAAGTAAGTTCATCACCTACTCGAACATTTCTTGCTGCATTAATATCGGCTTGAGAGCGATAGGATGTACCCTTCACTGCAAAATTCACTTTTTTTGCAGTGGAAGGTATTTCTTTAGCTTTTTGCGTATTAGATGCATGATTTAATTGTGTTCTGTTATTGTCATAATTTGAAGTATTGCTACTTATCGTTCCATTGGATTTGTTATTTGAAGAGTCGTTCGATTTTTTCAAATAAGCGATAAATATAAATCCAGCTAAAAATATTATAAGGATAAATCCAATCATACTTGTTTATGTCTCAAAATAAATTCTGTTGTTGTGGCTCTTTTGCAGATTCTTTGTATTTCTTAATCATGCCGAGCATCAGTTCATCTCTTTCTATGCCCTGGTTAATTGCTTCAATCATCTGCGGAGTCGTGTTTTTATCTTTCAAGTCCTTCTTGTTCTGACGAAGCTGGCCACTTGCCCGGGTGTTTAATGATTCAAGTACGATAGATTCTGTAGTGAATTTCAGTTTCCGGTAGGGAGTTGCACTGCCGTTGATTAGGTCTTCGAGCATCTGGAAGAATTCGTCTTTCTCTCCACTCTTGAATTTGTTCATCAGGTAATCTGATACTACCACGACGTCAAGGTCTTTGTCGAAGTTCGTGGTTCTGGCATATCCGCCCACATTACCCAGCAGCTGCATGAAGATGTCCAGCCTTCCTGCCATTCCTGGAGAGATAAAGATTTCACGTCCATAATACTTAATATCAAAACTATCCATAAAAATTTTGAACCATAAAGCTTCGTAAGTCAGGTTCACACTTTCTTTTTTTGCTGCCATAATATTTATTTTAAACCAAACATTTTGTCAATATTCAACATATCATCTACAAATTTTCTATTATTCATGTAACTTTGTAGTCCCATGATATCCAGAAATTCGTCTTCTGTTAGAAGTTCAATATCACAACCTTCCTGATTGTACTTAATAGCCTTTCTTTGCTTTGCACTCAATCCATCAGGTCCAACAACTGAAGGATTCTGGGTGCCGACAACTAAGAAATTTGTAGATTTCGTTAAGCCATCGGAATAATGGCCACCTATTTCTTCCACCCACTTTTTAGCTTCACTCTTGACAAAGTAATCAAATGTGCCTGTAAATACAATTAACTGATTAAAGAATAAATGGTCTGGTTGGAATTTTGATTCATCAATAACATAATCAGCATTTTTCTTACTCTTATAATTTCTCTTTAGAAAACATCTCTTAAATTCACTTGAGGATATTTGGCCTACAATCAGTTTTTGTTCATCGAAAAATACTTCAAGATTATCAGATTCAACTTTTTCATAGGATTTTAGTAAGATATTAACCCAAACACGAGCTTTGGTCAATGGAAGATTATCATGACATTCAAGTTCATATTTTTTACAAAGGTCGTTGAAAGCATAAGAAGGAATATGAACGCTTTTTCGCATCATATTTTTTGATGTAACATAAGAAATAGAATCACACTGAACCCCAAATCTTTTTATTGCATTATATAAAACTTCTGCGTCATATCCATCATTTGTTGCGACCACCAAAGGGTATTTATGTAGAATATCCTGTAGCTCTACCCAATGCTTATCAAAAGAACCTTTTCCTTTTAATTCATTCAATGCCATACCTGACTCTAAATAATCAAATTCAGATTCAGATGGCTCAACAAGAATTTCTTTCTCTTCATAAATAGCCGAATCTTTTACTCCTATCAATGCTATACGGCAGGGAGCATTTTTTAATGTGTTGCAACATTCTATTCTTAGTAATAGAAAATTTAAGTTCTTCATACCATTTGACTGTAAAATTAATAAGCAAATTTATAAATAAACTCTAAGTAATAAAGGTCTAATGGCAACTTTTAATCTAACAAAAAAGGAGCCTGTAAAGAGACTCCTTCTGTTATTCAGTCAAAGTAAAGTGTTGAATTAAACAGTGACCGACATTAAATCTTTTGCCAAATCATGTAATCCTTTGGCTATTTTTTCAGCCTGTTGAGGGCGTGGCTTGCTTCTGCCTGCGGCATAATGTGCAAGCTGCTTTTGGTTTATCCCAGTAATAGTTTGTAGAGCAGAAAAAGAGAAAATACCCTGATAATAAAGTAATAGGCTTTGCACGTCAAATTTGTACACAAGCTCATATTCTCCATCAAAGACCGCAGGATATTCATCTCCGTCCTTTTTGGCGCAATCTACATAAAAGCGGATGCTGTCGACAACCTCTTTTTTAAAGTTGTCAAAATCACCAGTAGTAGCTACAATCCACCCAGGGAGCAATTCACATGCACCACTATATCCGTTTTCAGTACGTGCGGTTTCGATAACAACTTTATCCATATAATATTGTATTAAGTTTTCAAATAAAGCGGTCTTATTAAGACCGCCTATGTTGAATTAAAAATCTATTAGAGCAAGCGCTCAGGGTTAAAATTTTAACCCTGATTGCTTTTCAATACTCTTTAGCAAAAATCCCCAAACATCGTCTGAAGGATGACCGTTGACGGTTACTTTTCCTTTCTTGACAGGATGTTTGAATTGACGATGGCTACCTTCTTGATTCGATAGATACCATCCGTCATCCTGCAATTTCTGGAGAATTGCTGAAACTTTCACTGTCTTCATAGATCACTGTTTTAATTCAACAGTGCAAAGATAGTAATTTTACTATTATCTACAAATGAAAACGGTAAAATAATAGTAAAATAGTTATTATTATCGCCGATTTCAGGCGTAAAAAACGAAATACCTTATTCCCCGCCGCCCGATTTTGCTTGTGTCAGCAGGCAAAATCGGGCGGCGGGCGGCCGCGACGCTACCCACCTCCCTAAACGCTGCTACGGCCATTTGCAGCCCCTACAGCCTACCTTCGTCCCCGTAGCTGTAATAACTTCCATCCGTTACTATCACGTGGTCAAGAAGCCTGATATTCATAATTCGTCCCGCTTCCAGCAGGGCATGCGTCAGACGGTCGTCGTCCTTACTTGGTTGGAAATTACCTGACGGGTGATTGTGGCAGAGTATCATGGATACGGCGTTGCAAGAAAGGGCCTCGTGTAAAATCACTCTTACATCTACCTGAGTAGACGCCAGCCCTCCGACTGAGATACGCTGTTTGCGGATTATTCGGGCTGCCTGATTCAGTAAGATAACCCAACATTCCTCTACTTTCAGGTCTGCCATGTAAGGAAGCATCACTTCGTAAACGTCGGCGCTGGAAGTTATACGCTTGTAGTTGTTCTTCCGTTCCTTGATTCTTTTGTATAGTTCAATGACTGCCAGTGCCATATCTCGGCGTGCCGGTGTCAGCAGGTTGCAAATGTCTTCTATCGACACATTGCTGCCGTTCGCTAACATGGCGTTCACCTGATTGCTTGTTTCCTTGTTGTTGGTGAGCTGATAAACTACTTCTGCGTCGCTCAAGTGGCGGCATTCTCCGCAAATTTCGAATAAATCTTTCATGATGTTGTTTATAAATTGTTAGACAAATAAGGTTTTCGCTAAAAACATTCCACCGATAACGGATGCGCCAAAACTTTCAAGGTGGCAGGCAAAACGAGCGTAGGAGTAACCACGTGTTATCACGTCATCGAAGACAAGCACTTTTTTATCTTTGAAAAACTCCTTGTCGAAGTTGATTACCTGCACGTCGTTTACGTGCTTCCCTGATTTGCTCTCGTGGATTGCCAGCCGTTCACCCTCTACCGTGATATGGCTGTATCCGTTTACCGCTCCCGATAGTCTGGCCACTTCTTCCGAAAACTCTCTGTATCGGATTTCATTTTTTCGCTGGCTGCTGGCTGGGATACAGACAAACACCATGTCACTCGCTGACGGCCCAAACTGCTCACGGATTTTCTTTGCGACAAGCTGGGCTGCTGAAACGGCACATTTACCGTCTTTGAACGCCCACACAAACTTTCTCACCTGCCAATCTCTTGCGCTGGCCTGATACTTTGTGGGCAGGTAGTCAAAAAAGTTGAACATGTACTTTCTGCACTGGTTTAGCATGGATTCGGTAAAGGGTTTCATATCGGTAGTTTTTGGAGTTTTATTCTTGAACCTCGAGCCGAGGTAGTGAGCCTTTTCTTCTGCTCTTCCTTCTCTGAGGTTTTTTTTATTCCGTCGCCTTTCGCTGTCGGTTTGTTTCGCCTTTTACACTGCGTCAAAAGGTGTTGCCAGCCGTGAAAGACAAGTTTTCACCGTAAAGCCCTGCCTTGAATACTACCCTGGAAGGGTGGAGATTTTTACAGTGAACAGCGCCTGAACTTGGCATACGGCAGGCAACATTTACCTTTGCAGTGATGAAAAGGCGTAACCGGCAGTGAGAGGTGACACCGATGTAAATTCCGAAGAGAAGAACAGAAGAGCAGTAGACACATTCATAGCTTTAGCTATACCGCCAGTAGGGAAAGCAATGGGGCGGGTGGGCCGCTGCGTGAACGCTATCTCCAGCACAGAAAGACTACAGAGTGTCTTTCTACCTTGTTACCCGGAAAATCTTCAGGATTTTTCGGGCGCCAGCAGGTTGTGCGGCAGCAAATTAGCCCGAAAAAACAGGCCAAAACAGGGGCGTTTGCTTGGATTTTCCGGCTATCCGAAACGAAAACGGCACACAATCAAACGAATACGCCCACTAAACACCGCATTTTATGCGGAAGTAGCGGAAGCTACCCCCCACCGCCCTACGCCATAAACCTAATTAGCACCTTTGAAAAAATCGGAATATGTAACGGCACACCTTTCTACGCGCACGGTACACGCCAACTCGCGCACAAAAAAACAGCCCCGACAACCATCTGCACGGTCATCAGGGCTACCATAAGAATAAAACTAATTAGCTTATTGAAAACTACATAGAGGATGTCACAAACATGTCGAATGTCATCTGGGGGAAACGTTCACAGCCGATACACAGCGTATCGAACGCATCCGAACCGTCCGTCCTCGCCTGGAGCTGGTCTTCTTCTGTCTCTGCCAGCTTTTCACCCCGCTTGTCTTTGCCCCCGTTGTACACACCTGCAGTCTGCACGGAGATAAGCAGGTCTTCGTTGTTCTGTTCGTTGAAGAAGGGGATGAGCTTAGCCTTTCCAGCAAACATACGGTTGAGGAGCAGCCACTTCTCGATGTGCTTCATCGGGGGACCTATATAGACAGAACGCACCTCCCAACCTCTGTCCTGGAAAGCACGCTCGATGACGTAATGAAAGTCTTCGTCATTGACCGCATAGTTTGAGCCCAAGGCTGTACTGTCGTAATAGAATATCACTTCCTTGTGTCGCTGGTGTCGGTAATACTTGCAGAAGTCATCCACCAGGGCCTCGAGCTTACGTTCGTATTTTACCCAGAAAGATTTAATCACCTTCAGCCGGTTCCGGTCCGGCTGACCGGCTACCAGCCAGTTGATGTTGGCATTAAAGTCAAAGGCGATGCAGATGGGCTTATCCCTATCGAGGTCTGCATCCATCAGGCAGGAAGGCTCCTTGATTTTGTCGAACTGATATTCCAGGCTGTCCAGGTAGCTGAAGTCAGTTGCATTGTATTTGTGCCCTTCCGTCATGCTGGAGTAGAAGCCGTCTTTGCTGATACCGATACGCTTGCACAGGATGGCCGTCTGAAAGGTAAGTTGGGGAAGGTCACGCTTCATCTGATTAATGAATGCTTCACCCAGCAGCTGCATGTTCTCAATCGTGGAGAACTCGCGGTACAGAACTGCCACAGAGCCCATGCGGCACACGTCACGGTTCAGGGTACGCAGATAATCCTTCAGGTACAAAGGAACCGGTTCTGATTTAGCCTGAAGGTCGCGGATGCGTTTCTTCGTCCGCCAAATCTCATGTACTGTTGCCTGGATGACTTCAATCAGTTCCGGGTCGCACTTCTTTTCGTAGTCCAGGAACCAGGAACCTTTCTTTGTGACCGGCATATCGGAGGTAATCAGCATGCCATGGTGGAAGTAGTGATGGCCGAAATACTGCTTGTTACCACGGTTTGCCGGAAGAGTCTCGTCTTTCAGCTGCTCGAAGTCGATGTACTTTGCTTCGTCGATGTCCAGGTAATCCAGTGAAAAGGAGTTGGAAGTTCCGGAACGGTCCTGGCTGATGATGTAACCTATCGAGCCGTTGTAGAAGGAAATGACATTCTCCCAGTTGTCGGGCTGGAAGATGGGTTCACCCCATCCCCAGGACTTTGGTGGTTTCTTGCCGATAGTCCAGTGTACATCGCGCTTGAATCCCCAGCGTTGCCAGTGGATCAGCATGGACGGGATGGTATTGGTGAGGGCACGCTTACAGTTGGCCGCCACAAAGCCTGTGATGCTTCCTGGCATGCGCTGCATGTTGCGCAGGTTGATGGCGGCATGAATCGGACCTTTACCCCAACCACGTCCGGCACAAAGCACTATGTCTTTTGCCGGGGTGAATAGGACCTGCTGCTGGGTGTCATGGAAGTATTCTCTCATGGTTCGGGTGCCTCCTGTGATTTTTTAGGGTTGAAAATGTCGTCTTCGTTGAAGTCGGCATCCTCAAACTGGATGTCCTGGACATCCTCATTCATGTACTGCTTTATCTTATCCGCAATGCGCTGCCGGATGTTCGGTATCGGTTTGATTCCGATAATCGTCGGGTCGCTGTCCGGCTGGAAGGGTTGCACCACAATCTTGTCGTAGCCTAAATCCTTGGCATCCTCCTTGTCGAGCTGCATGTACTTGGCGTAGTAGTTGTCACAGGCGGCCATCGCCCGGGCGTCCTTCATGCGCTTGGCCATTTCGTAACTCTCTTCGTTGCGCTGGATGAAGCGGTAGCGATGGTAGTCCTTGGTGGCCTTGTTCAAATCTCCCAGCAGGTATTTGATGATGCGGATGTCTTCGTAGGCAGCTGACTTCTGTATCTGGTATCGCTTCTGAAGCTCGAGCACTATTTCCTGCTCCCGTATGCGCGGGTACTGGAGCCAGTAATTATACATGTCCCGAAGCCGGAGCAGACGCTGCTGAATGACTTCGGGAATGTTACGCTCTCGCATCTCGTCGACTGAGGCGAAGAGGTTTTCTTTGGCAATATCAATCGTTGCGGGTAATGGCATAGTTATAAATCTTCGTCGGAATCCATGTCACGGATGTAGGAACCCACAAGCTGCACCGCCAGCGGACTTCCGGCTTCGGCCAGCTCCAGCTCATTTTGCCGGATCTGCAATGCCCGTTCAGCTTTACCTTTGCGGTAGGCTATGCTGGCCGGATGGGACTTGTCGGAAATGATTTCTCGCAGACGGCGTTCGTCTACATCCATCAGAACTGCAATGTCTGATACTGGGGTGAGCATCGTGGCAAGTTTCTTGATTCTGTCAATCTGTGCTGAAGTGAATTCCATTAAGGTGTATGCTACGGGTATTAATAATTTCGGAAAACTGGTCTCGTAAGGTAAGGAAGATGTCAGGTTGCGTCGTAACCATCGCACATTCGGTCCGGTTTCCCCGTGTCTGGTTCTGACTGGTAACAACTGTAACCATCCAACGGTCATTCTCGATAAGCAGCACCTTGGAATGATTTTCCGTAAGGTACACATCATCAAACACGGAAGACATAAAAGTGTACAAGTTTACAGTTTTCTTGGCTGCTTTCAGATCGGCCAGCAGGACGGAATGAATAATCATCTTTCGTTTGCGTAGTGAAAATAACCTGCGCAAAAACTCTTCGGACGTAGAAAAGGTCGATACATAGACCTTAGCCGGTCCGGTTTGTGACAGGATGTATTCGAGGACATCAAAAAGCTGAAGCCGGTTATCCAGGTACGCTTGTAATGGCACATCGGATAACGGCTTCAGCAATCGGTTTACATGTTTCATGCTTTCAACCCTAATTCACGTAAGGCATTCACCTGGTCTTCTCCTACGTTGTTTCCGGTGGAGATAAGGAAGTCGTATCTCTGCTGTACTTTGGCCAGCAGCTTCTCGTACTTCTCCTGGTCTCCGGATTCCTTCAGCTCTGCCAGTTTCTTCTTGTTATCTGACAGATAGCCGCGGGCTGCACTGACTTTTTTGGCCATTTCAGCAGGGTCTTCAGGTGATTCACCTTCTGTACCGCCGGCACCCTGAGTGTCCGGATTGAAATGGTCGTACTTGTTCATGTTATCCCGATATCTGGCATCCAGCTCTTCCAGTTGCTTCAGGTATTCGTATCTGTCGCATGGAAGAGCATCCTTCAAGGTTTTCAAAGTTTCAAAAGTCTGCTTCAGGCGGAAGTAGATGTCTTTGTTGTCTTCCCACAGCTGACGGATTTCTTCGGGTAGTGAATCATGATCCGTGCGTTTGCCTTTGGCAATGGTCGTTTCTTGCGGTGTGTCGTCGTCAGAACAGATTTCAGGCTGGAAGGTGGCCAATGTTTCAGCTACGGCCGGAACCAGCTCTTTGTCCATCTTGACTACGTCCTGAATCGTCTTTCGGTCCAGGCGGATGGCCAGATGTTTCTTCAGCTCATATTCAATCTTGCTTGCAAACTTCTGCGGATTGTGGGAAATATTCTGATAAAGGATGCGGTTACGGGTCAGCTTGAGCACCATTTCCGCACCTTTCATCAGGTCACGCTTGGCCGGCTCCGTATTGAGCCAGCCTTGCATGTTTATGGTTAACTGTTCATCTATGTACATAACTGTAGCCTCCTATTATTATCCACCCGGAAGGATTGCGCTACCATCCGCTCCGGAGATGTCGCCATCTTCTGTTTCGATTTTGCCTGTGTAGAACGGTGACGGGCAAATGTCCGTACACTGTGCCGTGAGGGTAGTTCCTGCTGTACCTGTTTCTCCTTCGCCGGAGGTCTGGGAGATTGTTGTATCAGGATCATAAGCTTCTGAACCTACCACGCGAAACTTTCCGTTACGCTGCTGGCACAGATAAATCATCTCATCATTATTTGCCTGTCGGCAAAATCCTGATGCTTCTTCGTCTGTACCGGCATATAACAATGTGGCTTTGTTAAGAATCGTTTTGGAAGGCTTTTCACCTTGCGAATCAGAGGTAATGTTGGATTTGGTGGTCAATACCTCCAGGTACTGCCATTTCTTGTCTGCCGCCAGCACAAAGTCGCCTTCGTATGTGGCTAATTTGGCCATGCTCTCCGCTCCTTCAATGTCAGGAAGCACCGGCCATTTTTCAATCCAGCTTTTCGGAGCGAAGAAAACCTTACGTCTGATACCTGGCTGCGAGGTCTGACCTGGGCACCAGGAAAGGGATTCGTACATCCCTTTGCTTGTACAATCTACTGCCATAATTTACCCTCCTATGCCAGCGAGAACCGGAGTTGTACCGTCGATGGTACCCACCAGCAGACGCTCTTTAGATATTGATTCGAACTCTGTACCGAAGAACATTGTAGCGATGTAATCCAGCTTGAAGGCATGATGCTTTTCGACTGTAATGTTTTCTGCATCTGCTCCATTACCGAAACCTACGAGCATGTTACTTTTAGTAGAAAGGTGAATGAACGGTGAACCAGCCTTGTTCGCCAGAGGAACCAGTTCGCAAAGGTTGTTGGAGCCTTCGAGATAAGTCTTTTCGAATCCGGTGTTGTAAGGTACGTGTCCTGCGGTCGCCTGGTAATCGTCGACATAATTGTCATACACGCCTTGTGGAATGTACAATTTTGTTTGTGTCTCACGCAAAACAGGGTCAGCTGCACGGTAGAAGGCTTTTAATACATCTACAGCATTGTCTTTGCTGATAGCTTCGATAGTGAACATGTTTCCTAATTCCTCTGAAATTTTAGCCGCGTCCTTCTCGGTTTTGGTAATCGTATCAAAACCATTGAACAGTTCCTTGGTCTTTGTGCCACTGTCGTTACGTTTTGCATCCCAGATATGCAGATTCAGATTTGCACCCAGTTTTGCAGTCAAGAAAGCAAGCACTTGACGGGAAATATCCACATTCTTCAGTGATTCACCTTTGGAAATCAAGTTACCATATACGGTTTTCCAAACGGAGTTGGGAGAAAACTTCTTTACTACGCTACCAAGGAAGGTTTCTAAGGTTCGTGGATTGATGGATACCCCATCAGTATCTTCTCGACCTTCGTCATACGGACCCAGTTCAATGTCTCCGGATAGTTCCCCGACAACTTCTTTGCCGCGCACTCCCGGTCTCTGATTCATGTGCTTCAATGTGGTACCTAATGCCAGTACCGGCATCATCAGCAATTCTTTACGGTAACGTATAGCCGACTTAGCCAGCTGTTCGTCAGTGATTTTTACGTGTCCAGTAGTGTCTGCCATTATAACAAATCCTTTACGTCGTTAAACATTTCTTGTGCTGTGTTGAGCTTTGTGAGGTCATCATCCTCACCTTCGTCACCATTAATGTGAGTGGTATCTTCACCATCGGTCTTTTTCAGGTTCTCATTCTGCTTTTTCAGCTCTGAAATCTGATTGTCTTTATCAGAAGATTCCTGTTCCAGATTGGTGATGCGGTCATTGAGGGCCTTGACCTGTTCTTCGGTAAGCGTTACCTTACCATCCTTGTCAACTTCCACACCCTCGATTTTCAAGATGGAATTGACTTTCTGATAATCCTTTTTCATTTGTGTTGTTGAATGATTGAGTGGTTTATTTTGTGCCTGTGGAGTATCCGGCTGGTGTCCCTTGAAGAATTTGTTCACGAAATTGTTGAACCAACTGGGGGCTGTTTCTGCTTCCGGACTTTCGGTCTTGTCCTCCATCGAAGGCAATGCTGGAAGATGGAACATGTTGAAGCGGGTCTTCATGGCATCGTCGAAGTTCAGTTTTGAGCCGTCTTCTACGATTTCGTCAATGAATCCGTATTCAAGTGCTTCCTGGGCAGTAATCCATCGTCCTTCTTTCAGGATTGGAAGAATGACATCCACTTTTTTCTTGCACTTGTTGGCGTAGAGGTTGGCCAGCACCAAGTCCATTTTGTCATTCTCCAGCTTGTTGGCCTTCAGGTCGTCGATAAGCTGCTGAATCTGGTCGGCGTTGTAGTTGCCCCAGGCATCCACCCAGTTTGACACCTTATGAATAAGATAGAATGCATATCTGGACATGCAGGTTTTCTTGGCACCGGTAGCCAGGATGGTAGCCGCGCTGGCTACGTATCCATACAGGTAGCAAGTCACGTTGCCGTGATCAAGAAACTGCTGCCGGATGTCGAGCGCATCGTCCACCGAGCCACCGAGGGACGATACACGCACATTGACAGGTTTGTTTTTCAAACCTGACATCTGGCTTCGGATATAGTTCTTCGAATATCCCCAAGGACCGATGTGTGAATCAATACTAATACTATAATCCATGTTGTCGAAAATTAGTCTACGCAATATTATACCTTATATATATTGCATAAAAAGACTCTAATCTAATATGGCAAGCATCGGAATAGGGGAGGTCAGGGTTACTGTGACGGCAACACCTGCCCGTCCACTGGCTTCGGACGGAAAAGTCTCTTCGTTTTGTATGACGGGGTAGGGTTTTTCGGATGAACCAATCAGGAACTGGGAGCCGGTGACGGTTGTTACCTTGAAGCAGAACTTTTTGGCACCAGGTAGCAGCTTCTTTGACCGGAACATGGTGAGTTTGGTGGTGAAAATGCGTTGTTTGTTCTCGATTTTGTCGGAAATCTCGACTGAACTCAGCCCGATGGTTGAAATTGGGCTGAATTGCTGGTAGACATTCAGCCATACTCCCCGGTCGGCTATGATGTCTGAATGCTGAAGGTGATAGGCCTCGATGCATTCTACTTTTCTAATGTTCTGAATCAGATGTACCATGATTATCGTTATTGGATTAAGTGTGTTCGGTGTTGTTTGGGTTTGTACAAAAACGGCCTACTCATCCGAGTGTTTTCTGGTTAAAGAACCTAAAAAGATACCTCTCCGGCTATAACTGGTCCTCATGCGGTAGTATTTCTGTCTGACAGTCTCCGAATAGTCGTCATCGATGCCGTGCATTTCACACCAGGCAGCGATAGTCTTGTTCAGGCCACAATCGCGTTTAGTCAGGTCGCTCATCTCATTCCAGAGGTTCGCCCGGAACAGGTCTTCGATGGTCTCCTTTACAGCTGCCTTGGCTTTTTTGCCCAGGTAGTTATAATATTGCGGCGGTTTGGCTTTGCTGTCGGGAATAACGATGGCTGTCAACTCGTCTTCTGCCATTTCCGGCTGAACTTCCGGTGGCCTTTTCCGGAGGAACCGGCGGATGACAGCATTCTCATTACTCTGCGGTGGAAATACCACCGGATTTCCCAGGCTATTGTGAAGCCATTGCTTTAAATAAGGCTCCAGTTTGATATAAAACACAATGTGGCTCATAATGAATTGATTATCTATTACAAATATAATATATATATTACTTTTTAGATAAATAAATATGCTATTAATGTGCTCCAAAAGCAAAAAGTATATTTCCAGATATGACATACTTTTTGCCTTCTACACCTTCTACACTTTCTACAGAAAATAGAATATGCTGGTAGTCAATAGTTTATAATTTTATAAGGCTTCTACAATTGTAGAAATTATGTAGAAAATGAAGTAATTTGTAGAAGGTTTTAACAAAAACGGCATTTTGTAGAATTTTGTAGAAGGTTTGTAGAATGTATGTAGAATATATAAATATCTCATTATTAACATTGTAGAAGGTGTAGAAAGTGTAGAAGCCTTTTTCACCCCATTTGAAAAAGGGTGAGTACTGCTCCGGGCATATAAAAAAGGCGCAGCGTCCTCACGACGCCACGCCTTTCTACAACTCTAAAACCATTTTTATTACTCATCTAAATCATCACTTGTGGTCTCATTACCTTCCACCTCTACCTCGAGGTTAATATTATAAGTATCCTTAATCATCTTGTAGTCGAAACACAGGGCAATGTCCGGTGTCGAAGTTTTTTTGTAGGATATTCCTCCGGTGGGAGTCGTTTCTATTTTCTGAACTTCTACACCACGCTGTATGTTTTTGAACCGGACTGAGTTCTTTTTACCCATGTATTCCTTGGAGTTCTCCAGGTAGTACACCAGCGAGCCTTCCGGAAGAATTGAATCGCCAACCTGCTTGCCGAACTTTTTATACAGCATGAAGATGCGGTTCTTGCGCATCATAAGGATGGCCTTGGGTTCCTGGTACTGCTGTTCAATCTTTATCAGGTTGCTTTTGAACTTATTGACATATTCTATACGGTAGTCACCTTCGATAAATATCTCACCATCCTGCTGCAGATAAGATACCACATTCCAAAAGTTGGCCAATTCATTGTTACTTTTACATTCTGCGTTCTGACGGATTATGCCATCCAGTGTAACCTTGCGAATATCCTGGTATGAAAACGGCAAGTCAAGCACACCCTCGAGTGTTCTGAAGGCTGCCAGCGGTATGATCCAGTTACGCAAGATTCGGTCTTCCACTTTCTCCGCCCCCAGTCCTTCAATAATGTCTGACAAACAGGAATGAAAGTTGCTGACGAACTGTTGCTCCATCTTGGCCCGATGACGCAATATCTGAAGGGTCAGGTGTGACAGGCCTCGTTTGCGAATGTCTACCAGTTCGCTGTATCGTTTCTTTTCCGCATCGGTAAATTCTGATTTGGAAAACGTCAGGAATATAAGTCTACTGAAGAGAGCTATATCAGCTGTTGCCATCTCCTGTCCGGAAAGGATGACTCCTGAGTCAACGGCTGTTATCTCACGCTTCTTGTCTCTGTCCATGTTGATACGGCTGCGCCCGGCTCCATCCCATAAACCTTTCAAGTATTCGCGTTTGTCGATGTCAATGTTGTTTTTAAATTCATCAATATGTACCAGGGCGTTTGAACATTGTGCTACCAGCTCGGCCAGTGCCGGGATAGTGGCATTCTGAATGTTGGGAGGTGTGTTGTCGATAATGAACAAGGACATCAGGCTGTGACCGAGCTCTGACTTTCCTGAACCTTTCGGCCCGAACAGGTTCAGGATGGGGAAGCTCTTGGTATAACCGGTAATCACATCGCGGAACAATGTGGCCAGGAGGAAGCAGATGCCCACTTTTGCATTATCTCCGAAAACTCCTACCAGTTTGGTAAAGTAGTCTCTCATGGAGATGCCGGAGTAGTTCAGGTGGACAAATCGCCGCTCGAACTGGAACAGTTTGTCATCATCCCGGTAAATCAGACTGGAGGCCGGAAGGTAGTAGTTTCCTTTATCGCCCAGGCGAACAATGCCATAATCATCTACCGGGTGCCATTCGGTGTCAAATACTCCATTGCCGAACGCATAGAATCCTTTGCGTTGCCACCCTAACTGGGTAATCTCCACCGCGGTTTCCGTCTGCTCATAGAGATACATCTTCAGGCGTGTCATTTCTTTTTCGGTAGCCAGCCAGATATAGTTACCCAGTCCTTCGACTTTCTGTTTGAACTTTGATAACGACACCAGGTCTTCTTGCTTCATCTCCACGATTTCCTCCTGGTGATTCTGGTTCTTGATGCGGTACAGTCGCTTTGGGTTAAGAGAGTCCTTGATGTGAAACATCGGTTGCATTACGAAGTTTGACCACTGATATTCTTTCCCGTCGTTGGTCGAGTAATAACAGTTGTTGGACTCAAAGAATCCATATTTGGCCAGCAAATCCCGGTTGATGGTCTGTGTCTTGTCTGCCTTGGATTCGGAAATTTTCTTCTTTTCACGGTTGATGGCCGTCAGCCAAAGATTCTTATGGTTATAGATTTTCTTCAGCTGCTCCAGGTACATTTGTTCTTTGACTTCATCACCGACCATGGCCACCATCTGGGCAATCTTGGATACGGCTGAACTTTTGTCTTCGGTGGTACCGTCAGCCTTGAAGGCATATCCGGCATACCAGGTGATGAAATCTACTTCGTCAAGGTCTTTGAACTTGGTACGGCTGGTACAGTAAGAGTCCGGATCATTTTTCGTATTTCCTTCACCACAGGGAATCTCCTTTACGGATACGGAGAAACCGCACTCCATGGCCAGTTGGCCGGACTTGATGACGGCTGCTATTCCGGTACCGTATTGTTCGCCTGGTTTGATGGCGTCCGCGTCCGGAAGAAAGCAAAGGGAAGTGGCATACCTTTTAATCTGGTAGAACTGTTTCTTTGTCCAGGCAGCACCCAGCGAGGCAATGGTGTTGTTTACGCCGATGGACTGCAGGCGCATTACATCGGGGGCACCTTCCACACAATAAAATTTTTCTTCTTTGGCAGCCTGCCTGATGGCGTTGTCAATACCGAATATGCTGTCGGACTTGTCATATATATCGCTTTGACAGGAGTTGAGGTATTTGGGGGTACCATCTACTTCGCTCATGTCGCGGGCAGTCCACCCGATGATGTTCCGGAACCGGTCGCGGATGGGTATCATGATACGGTCACGATAGAAGTCATAATATCCGTCACCCTCCTTGCGCTTCCGGATCAGTCCGCACTCTACCAGCAGGTCGGCAGAGTATCCGGCCTTGATGGCTGCGTCTGCAAAAGCGGACCAGGAAGGAAGTGCGTAACCGATACCCTGCTCCTGAGGATATTGCTCACCCCATCTCTGTTTGATTTTGGCCCGTGCAGCGTCAGCTTCTGTTTTTTGCAGGTTCGCAAGAAAGTATTGAGCCGCAAATTCATTTATTGCGAACATGGACGCACGTTTGCGAATTGCCTTTAGCTCTTCCGGATTTTTCTCTTCTTTCTTGTCTTCTATATCGATGCCGTATTTGTCGGCCAGCCAGTGACACGCCTCTGGGAAGTTCATGTTATTTATTTTCTCCACAAACTTAATGACGTTGCCACCTTCTTTGCAAGCACCGAAGCAGTACCATAAGCCGCGTGCCTGGTCTACCATGAAGGACGGGGTGTCTTCCTGATGGAACGGACAGCATGCCTTGTATCTGACTCCGGACCGTTGCAGCTGGACGAATTGTCCTACTACGTCTACTATGTCGGCACGATCAAGAATCTTTTCTATGTCTGAGTTGGAAATCATGTTTTAGAGTGTTTTGGATACCGGCAAATATCAGGTATTTGCCGGCTTTATAAAAGATAGATTAGAAGTGTATGTCGTGGTCACGCAGACGGGTGTTGTTGTTGATGTTGTAACAACGTCCATAGCCATCCCATCGGACTCGTTTTCGTCTGGGTGTATTTTTTGAGATACCGTTATTCAGCGATTTTCGGCATATTATAATGTAACCGGTCACCTTACGTACCAGCATGTCAGAAGTGTAATAGACGTGCTCAATTTGTTTGGTATGGAAGACGGATTCCCATTCTTCCATTTTGTGTAATTTCATGTTTCCCATACTCATCCTTTTAATTCGTGTTGTTCATTCTCTAATAAAACTCCTGCTATGTACCCATTCAGCACATCAAGAATAAATATCCGTTCATTCTCTGTGTAATTTTGAATATGTTCCCGGACAAAACCAAGTTCCATCAGAGCTACCTCCTTCAGCTCTTCTCCCCTTGGAGAGAGATAACCGATACCGGCTATTTGGGCCGATATTTCCGGATTTGTATTTTTTGTTCGGTCTGTCATAATATTCCTCTTTTTACCAGACGAGATATTGCTATTTCTTCTCCCAAGCCAATCAAAAGCCAAGGATCGGCATATTCAACAGTAAATTTCGACATATCCTTATATTCAGCATGCTCCTCAATCTTTATGATACGTAATACACATTTATTATGCGTTTTTTCGATTGTCATCTTTAGTATATCAGTAATTTCTTTATCGCATAAAAAACTTATTTTTTCCATACTACTATATTTTCATCAGTCATCCTCTATAATTTTCTTCCCACAAAAAGGGCAGTACTGGTAAGTTAAGTCAATACTGCTTTGAGTTTTACAAAAGGTACCATCCTTCTTTTTCTTGCGATATAAAACCTCTATAGAAGGAAGTAAACGTATCTTTCCATTAATAGGCGTAAATACACCTCGTATCATTGCATGGGGGTCACCTGTGGCCTCTCTCACTTTCTCCTTAGCTTCTTCAAAACAATTACATGCCATAATCAATCTATATTATTTACTGGTTTATAGTCAGGAATCTCACTCCAAGAGCCCCCATCTTCTTGTACAAAGTGTTCCGTATTCACATATTCGGGGTCGTCAAAATGACGCTGAATGGCATTGATTATTTCTAATTCTTCTTCAGCACAATCAATATCTCCCCGCTCAACATGTTTTGCACATATATCACCAAAAATATCTCTGATTAGGTATAACTGTTCGTCTGTAAAAATATTATCTGCCATATAACAATAATCCTTTCTCCTATCCAAGCAGGATATACATCACAAACAGGAATAGGTAATACATTTTAGTTTTACTCATCTTTCTTTATTATCACTGCTATAGTCTTGGTTCCAGTACCGCTTTCCTTGAAAGCGCCTGCTTCAATCTCGTATTTAAACCCTCCATTATCCTTTAGCCATTGTCTGAAATCCTTACACTCAGATTCACTACCCAATTCCCAGTGAGGACCAGTTATTGCAGCCAGGACACCTCCGGGGTTTAAGCATTCATACATACGCCTAACGTGTCTTATATCCTGATTTTTGCTGAATGGTGGATTTGCTATAATCTTATCATACTGTGCAACATCACACTTCGTAAAGTCATCTCCAAGAATACGTATATTATCCTTTTTCGATAGAATCTCTTTATTCTCCGGCATAAGTTCATAGCAATCTACAATTATGTCCGGACAGCTTCGATGAATCGCATCTATGATAGCACCAGTACCAGCACTGGGTTCCAGAATCTTTTCATCTTCATGCACGCCACCTGCCAACATAACAAGCCAGTCTGCTACTTCTGGAGGTGTTGCAAAAAACTGGAAATCCTGCTGTAAATTGCACCTCTTACCTTCATGAAGAATAGAGAATACACGATCGGCATTGAATGGAAACGTGAATCCCTGCACCTTACCGCCTTGCCAGCTTCCACCAGCTTCTTCAATCCATTTCTTTGCTTCAGCATAGGATTTTTTGTTGAATTGCACCCGAGGTAACTTCAACACATTATCCTCGAGAGTACAATGTTTAAGAATATCCTCAACACTCCATTTACTGCCAGAATCATCCTTATTGCGCTTGTTGTTCTGCTCCAGTTCGTCACACCCCAACAGACGGTTCAACGACTTCTGCACTTTCACACTTATTTCTGCCATCCTTGACATCCATTGCAGGATTGCAGTCATAAACTCCAAATCCACATGTCCGGTCTCATCGTAAATGTTTTCCCGGTCTATCAATTCCGGAAGGTTATCCATGAACATGAAGCTACCATACAACGCTTCTATTAAATTCTTTTTTCTGTTCGTCATAACTTTTCTGTAAATAAATTCTTGTCGTATCAATACTTCCGTGTCCCAACAGGTCTGCCAACTGTACCACGTCATTGTTCTTTTTCAGATACATTTTTGCGAAGAAATGCCGGAAAGCATGAGGGTGCATTTTGCTTCTATCTATCCCGCACTTATCGCCCCAGTCTTTCATTGACTGGCACAAGCCTCGCTGTGTCAACCTACCGCACTTACCTATTGCGATATATCCTGTCTTGTGACTCTCTTTCACGTATGCTTTTACTTCCGCCTGTAACTGCCTGCTGAAAAAGAACCTACGGTACTTGTTTCCCTTTCCCTTTAGAGTGACTTCGCCGGAAAGGATGTCTTCCCATTTGAATTGAAAGAACTCGCTTACCCTCGCCCCGGTTGTAGCCAGTATCTTGATGAAGAAGTATCTATCCCGATTAGGACAAGTTTTCAAATATTCAAGCAGCCGGTTGTATTCGGCTTCCGTCGGAACATTCTCCGTATTCAACTCTTTCTTGAACTTTGGGCGCTTCAACTCTATCGGCTTCTTCATCCATTTGCTGAAACGTTCAAGTGCGGTAATACGCAGGCGTATTGTTCTGGGAGACAAACCCTCATCCTCCAGCATCCGCACAAAACGCTTGTAATTGTCAACCGATACCTCGTTGGCGTATTCGAAATATTTCTTAATTGAAAAAGAATATATTTCCAGTGTGTGAGGAGAGTAATCTTCATCCTGTGTAAGGTAATAGATAAAATCGTTCATCAGTTTCATATTCTTATCGGAAACATCGCTTAGCTTCTCCAAAGGTTTAACGGTTTTCTCCTTTCGTGTACGAGAGTACCCAATACCAAGATAATTAAGGAACCCACATAGAGCATCTTTAATGTATGGTTTATCAGATAATTCAACAGCATTCTCTCTGATATATGCCCTATATCCTTTACGGTTAACCTGATAATCACTTTCAAGGAATGATTTTACGCCCTTAATTATTTTACCAATACTCTCATAACTTTTGTCAGTACTATACAAGTTAGTTATGTATTCTATAAATATTTTTTCTTTCTCATAATTCAT